CACTCCGGGGGATTGACCGCATACGCGGGTTTCAAGGAGATCGATGCCGTGATCGCCTCTTCCAGCGGTTCATTCCGCGAGAAATTCGTGACCGACATGGTGGCGCGCAGTCCCTCGGTTCCCGCTGCCGTGATGTCGCCGTCCATGACTGCGACCTCAATGGTGCCGTTACTGAAATAGGCCTGCTGCATGGCAGTGAAACCCTCGTCATCCGTGTCCCATACGGACTCGAATTCGACCGAGCCCTCGCGCAGCGTGGCCAGGGTTGCACGCCAGCCGCCATTCCCCCTCGTTGTGGCATCCGCCGAACCGGTTTCCAGATTCAGCGAAACATCCTTTACGTTGGGCATCTCGGCCCATACCGGCGTTTCATAGTCGCCGGTGTTGCGGTACATCTTCGCGTTCATGCCCAGTTTGATGGCCATGGTTAACCTCCCTGTCTACCTGACCGACCCCGCCCACATGCGGGGCAGCCTCGGTACATTCTCTTTCAAGGCCGGTCCCATAAAGGGGCGCGCTCGGTAACGCTGCCCCCGGAACCGGCCGCCAAACTCGTGTGCGCTCGCCGACATGCCCATGGCCTCATAGGTCGGGCCGATGAACGCGCGGCCCGCCTTCCTCTCCACAGAGTAGAGGATCGCGCGCTTGATCTGGCCCTTGCGCGTGTGGGGCGGCTTCCCGGGCGGGCTCGGCTGCGTCTTCCCGCCGCCCCGGAAGCGCCCCTGCGCGTCCCGGCCGCGAGCCTTCGGCGCTTTCTTGATGCTGCGCCGGGCAGTCAGCCGGATCGCCGCCGCCGCATGGGTCAGGTTCTCGAAGGTGGCGCGGTTGGTCGCCTTGCGGACCTTCGCCCCGTTGAACCGCGACCACGCCCGGATGCCGATCATGGGGCGTCCCCCCTCAGGCGATGGGCGCACCCGTCTGCGCCTCCAGCGCCACGGCGATGCGCTGCACCGCGTCCTGCAGATCCGCCGGCGCGTCCCCATCCCACACGCCGGTCTGGCCGTCCGCGCCGTCGTAGGCCACGCCCGCGGCCGCGTCGAGCAGGGCGTACTCCACCTGCGCGTCGTCCCAGTCCGCTCCCGCCGCCTTGCGCGCCTGCAGGGAAGCGAAGGAGACCGCGTCCAGGGCCACGCCCCTGGGCGAAGCGCGACCTCCGAAGCGGTAGACGTCCCCGGTGAAGCGGCAGTCGCGGATGCCGTCCCCGGAGGTATAGAGCCAGCCCTCCGGCAAGCCGTAGGTCTTGTCCAGGCCGTTGACCCAGCAGCCGCGCAGCTCCTGGATGGAGACGTTCGAGCCGATGACGCAGGCGGTGTACCACCCGCCGATGAGACAGTCCCGCGCGCGGAGGTACATGCTCGCCCGGTGGTCGACGGCCGGGTCGCAGTCGAAGCCCACACACCCGCCCGAGAGCCAGCAGTTCTCCAGGCAGGGGGAGACGTGCGCCATGTGCGCCAGCCCCGTCACGGGATGACCCCCCTCGATGTAGGCGTTGCGGGCGCCGGTGTAGAGCACGCCGATCCGGGCCGACCAGGTGCCCAGGGGATCGCCCATCCGCACGCGGAAGTCGCCCTCCACCAGGAAGGACCGGCTCTGCCGGCCCGCGTCGTAGGACGGCACCTCGCCCATGAGCACGAGCGACGGAGACGGAAAGCCCGAGAGCGGCCACGGGTTGGCGGGACTCCCGGCGATGGTCCTGCCGTCGCCATCCGCCGCGTCCTTGAGCGTGGGGATGTCGGTCAACTCCACCTCCAGGTCCACGCCTCCCCGGATGGCCACGCCCTGGCCCCGGAGAACGGTGTGCGCCCGTTTGAGCCCGAGCACCACGTCGCCCTCGTCGTACTCGCCCGGCCTCAGCCGGAAGACCACCTGCTCGGTGTTCCACTGGGTCAGCGCCGCCTCGTCGTTGCCGAGTTCCGGGATCTGCCCGTACGCATAGGCGATGGTTCGCAATGGCGTTGCCGGACCACCCCGCCCGGGCGCGTCGACGCCGCCCACCGGGTCGACGTGGATCTCGAAGGTGTCCAGCGCCGCGCCGCCGCCGACCAGCAGATCGACGGCTTCCTGCACGTTGGCGGCGAAGAGGGCGGAGGCACCGTTGTCGTAGGGCACCTCGGCGGCGGTCTGCATGGAGAGCCCGTCCAGGTAGGTCCACGCCTTGCCGCCCGAGCCCTTCTGAACCCAGTAGAGGCCGCCCCCGGAGGGCGCGCCCGCGTCCTGGCGCACGAGGAAGACGGTATTGAGATCGAGTCCGCTCGCATCGGGAAGATCCGCGTAGCTGTCCACCGCGCCGTGAATGCCATAACTTGCCATTGGTATCTCCTCCGTTTCTGCGTTACCGAAATATGCGAAAGCTGAATGTTAGAACGCTCGTGAACTGGCGCATCTCATTCATATGCTCCTGCGCGTAAAGGGGCGCGTTCTCGGTCTTCACCCAGACGGCGGTTGGACAGCCAGCGAGCCGCCGCTGCCGAAAGAAGTCGGCGATCTCCTGCACCAGATCCATGAGCGGGTCGATTTCCACGGGCGCGTCGCTGCCGAACTTCTTCTGCACCGCCACATCAATCTGCACATCGTGCTGGCACCGGCCCCGGTCGAGCGTGGCGATAGTGATGGCGCGCGGCACCACCGTCACATGGAGCGTCTTCATGTCCGGCAGCTCGAAGACCGGCTGGTAGTGTCGCTCGGCGGTGAAGCCTTGCGAGAAGCTCCCGCCGTTCAATTCTTCCGTCACTGCCTGGGCTACATCGACGACCATGCTCATTGCAGATCCCTCTATGCCAGGAAGAATGTCAGGCAGCTCGCAAGGCCGGAGAAGAACGCTCCAGCCAGAAGCCACAGAAGCTTCCCGCGCGACATGGCCGACTGTTCGAGCCGGTCGAGACGGACAACGATTCCGGGTTTGCCGTTGCCCCGGAGCGATTCGTCAAGCCGGTCGATCTTCTCGAACAGAAGGTCGAACTTGCGCGCGCACTCGGCCCTGTCATCTTGATCGCACAAACCGTTCATGCCGACTCCCTCCCCATGTATTTCGTGTGTATCCGCAGCGTCTTGCGGTAATCGTCCGACCAGCGCCACGCAGGTTCACTCCCCGGAGCCATGACCTCGTAGATGTAGACGCTGTCCCCGTCCGTCTCGCGGATTATGTCTCCACGCGAGGGGAGGATGGGGTTGCCTTGCAGCACAAGCTTGGATGCGGTGACGAGGTAATCCCGCGATTCGATCCGCTCGAACGGCCCCAGGTCGCGGGCGATCTGGAAGACCGTCTTCCCGACCGTGGCGGGCACGGTGACGCAATCGCCATCGCGGCAATACGCCACCGGGCGGGTGCGGTGCTTCTCCCGCATCCCTTCCAGCCACGCCGAGGACCGTTCGAGCAGATCCGACATCGCCGCCCCCCTACTGGCTCAGCCGCACGCGCACGGTCGCCGCGTCGTCGCCCGCTTCGGCGGCGGTCTTGCCGAGGTACTTGTTGACCCCGCCCGCCGCGTCCTCGGTGGCGACCTTGGCCGTATCGTCCCAGTAGGCTTTCACCCCGGCGGCCAGGCCGGTGCCGCTGCCCGTAGCCTTCGGGAGATCGTACACCCCGTCCACGGACAGGCTCCCGAGCGCATTGGCGGGAATGTCCCGCTGCACCACGCCTACCAGTTCCCCCTGGACGACCACCGTCCCGGCTGCCGTATCCACGGCCGCACGGAAATCGATGGCGTCACCCTTCTGCACGAACATCGCGTTCATCGCGTTATCCTCCTGTCGTTAAGGTTTATGCTTCACCCTTGCACTTCACACCGCCGCGCGGGTCCTGCAGAGCCGTACCGAAGTCGTGGTAGCCGCGCATGCGCACGCCCAGCACGTTGAAGTCCGCCTCGGCGGTCTCGATCACCGGGGCTTCCTGGCCGTTCAGGAAGGCCACCTCGATGACCGGCAGGTCGCTCGGATCGGACAGGAGATACCACGCCTTCTGAGATCCGCCACTGTAGGTCGGGTTCGAGAGGTAGCGGCTGACCTCGGTGCGGAACTTGCCCTGATGCGGGTTGCTGACCGGGTACTTCGCGCTGGCTCCGGGCTCGCGCAGTTCCAGCGACCGGTTGAGCTGCGTCGCCAGTGCGCTGAGCGCCGGAGGCACGAGCACCACGGCGGGCATGACGCCGATGGGCTTGCCGTCGCTGTCGACCTGTTCCATGAAGGCGGTCTCGGCCTTGGTGAGCCCGTCGATCCCGAGCGCCGTGTTCGCCCCGGCCAGATAGTTCTTGTTTCCGGCCACGAAGAAGGCGGCATTGTCGAGGAAGGTGGTCCAGAAGATGTCGTTGATCTTCAGGCCCGACCCGCGACCGAGCTTGCGCGGCACCAGCGTGATCGCGCCGAGGTCGTCGTTGATGATGTCCCGCCGGTCGATGGAGAGCATCAGGCCGTAGGTGTCGGCCTTGTTGGTGTAGCTTTCCTCGCCAAGGGTGCCGTGCTTCAGCTCCCCGCCCGGCGCGACCTGCTCGTACTGGTCCTTGCCCACGAGCCGGTAACTGGTCACCGTCTTGAAGTCGGGGACGTTGCGCACGGCGCAGATGTTGCGCCAGGTGCGCTCGACCGAGTAGAAGCCCTCCAGCAGGAACTTGTTGGCGACGTTGGACAGGATGCCGCCGATGTTGACCGCCGACAGCCCCGCCGCGCGCACGTCGGGCGCGAAGGCGTAGCGCAGCGCCTCCCGGCTCTCGCGGAAGGTGCGCTCGGGGTAGCCGTTCGCCCACGCCGCTTCGAGGATCAGCTCCTGCAGGCCGATACCGCCCCGGAAGCGCCGACCCGCGCGGTCAAGCACCTCGTCGGCGTAATGGTCCTCGGGCTTGTTGATCCCCGCCGCCAGGACGCACGCTGCTTCCAGCGTCTCGCCGTCGCAGCGGCGGTCGGCACCGCGCCGCACGGAGATGTTCACATCCGCCTGAGGCCGGTTCTCGCGCATGGC